TATACATATAAAGATGATATGATTGGTGACGCTCTTATTAAGATGTACTCAGCTCTATCCCGGAAAAAGTATAGCTTTGATACAGAATCAAATCCTTTTTCATATTTTACTACAATTGCGTTCAATGCATTTATTAACCGCATTAAGAAGGAAAAAAGACACCACGAAGCTGAAAAAAATTATCGTGAAAAAGTATATGAAGATGTTATGACAGATCCTGATAATGGGGGAGCATATATATATGTAAAGCCATTATCAGATGATAATGATGAATATGATCAATATTAATAAACCTAAGGTCGGAATTGTATCTGACCTACATCTCGGTGTACATACTAACAGTACACAATGGCATGATATAGCTGTTACATGGGCTAACTGGCTCGCTAGTGAGTTTAAACGTCAAAATATTAAAGATATTATATTTTGCGGAGATTGGCATCATAATCGCAGTGAGATTTCTGTAAATACCCTACAAATATCCGCAGATATATTAGATATCTTTAAACAATTCAATTTAATTGCTATTACCGGTAATCATGATGTATATTACAAGCACAAAACCGATGTAAACTCACTTTCAATCTTTAAGAGTCGTAAGAATGTAATGATTATTGATAAAGTTACTACGTTTACTGCGTTTGATAAGGTAATTACACTGTGTCCATGGAATACTAGCATAGCAGATATACCAAAAAGTGATGTAATATTTGGTCATTTTGAGATTGAGACATTTAAAATGAATACTTATAAGGTCTGTGAAGAAGGCATGAGTATAAAAGAGATGTTACAACTTAGCAATCTGATTATTTCAGGACATTTTCATCTCAGACACGAAAAAAAGTTTGGAGCAGGTACTATTTTATATGTAGGTAACCCGTTTCAAATGGATTTTGGTGATGCTGACAACTTTAAAGGCTACTATATACTTGATCTTGATACGATGGAGTATAGTTTCACTGAGAATACAGTATCACCACACTATAATAAGATAAGTCTTAGTGATCTTATAGCTTGTAACACTATTACGAGTAGAATTAAAGATATATTTCATAATAATATTGTAAAACTTAAGATTGATCGTAATATATCACAGGAAGATCTTAATATTCTTACTACTAAACTTAATCAGCTGCGTCCTCAGACGTTTTCTGTTGATTATGATATTAACTATAATAAAATTAGTAATGATAGTAAGGATAAGGACCTTTCTGGCATCGATATAACGCAAGCTATTGAAGAATTCGTAAATTTACTTGAAATAGATAATAAAAAAGATGTACTAGAATATACATTTGATCTTTTTAAGCGATGTAACTAATGAAAACCATAAATTTTACAAGAATCGCTATTCAAAACTTTCTTTCTATAGGAGAAGAGCCTGTAGTTGTTAATTTTAAGCGTGGATTACATGTACTTACCGGTAAAAACATAGATAAACCTGAAAGACGTAATGCTGTTGGTAAGTCTACCATAGCTGATTCACTGTATTTTGCCATATTTGGTGAGACACTACGTGAGATCAAAAAAGATCTTATTGTTAATAACATTACAGGAGGTAAAACGCATGTAGAACTTGACTTTGAAGTAGATTCACCACGTGGAAATAATAAATTTAAGGTTATTCGTACACTATCTCCTACTAAACTCACAGTTCTTAAGGATGGTAATGATAAGACTCGTGATAGCATATCTAATACCACAAAATATATCTGCGAAGTTTTAAGTGCTTCACCGGCTATCTTTCAAAACTGTGTAATTATGACAGTTAATAATGCAATTCCCTTCATGGCTAAAAATAAAACCGAAAAGCGACGGTTTATTGAAGATATCTTTGGTATGGAGGTCTTTAGCAAGATGATTACTGTTCTTAGATCTGAATATAATGATATTAAAAAGGAATATGACATTCAGAATACAAAATTAGAGGAGGTAAATACAACTCTCACTGGTTATAAGGTACAGAAAGCTAATAGTTTAGAAAAAAAACAAGAAAAACGTAAACTCTACCTCGCGAGACAAAGTAATAATAGTCAGGAAATAATTGATATAACAAATAAAATCAATAATATTAAAAGTGAGAATGATATTGAGGTATATAGACATCAGATTTCTAATCTTGAGGTTAAGCTGACAACGTGTGATGATAAAATATCTAAACTTATCGAAGAAAGCACCAATAATAAAGCTATACTTAACCATAAAAAGGATCATTATAGTAAAATTGGTACAGATGAATCAAAATGTCCTGTGTGTTTACGATCAATAGCAGATCATGATAAGACGACCATTGAAAATGAACGTCTTATCCTTAAGCAGGAGTTAGTATTGATAGCAGATAAAGTAAAAACACTATTAATTAATACGCAAAAAGCAAAAGATCTTAAAGAAAAGGTTAAGGAGAGAATACAACAGACAACAAAATTACTTAATACTGCTAACTTACTACTACAATCTAAGTCAAACTTACAAACTACCATAGATAAGCTTAATGCGTGGCAAGAAGAACTTAAATCTGACATTAATTCACTTACAACTGATAGTAATGAGTTTGATGATCTTATTAATGCGACTGAAATAAGGGTAAAAGAGCTAGATGATACAGCTTTAACTATTAATAAGCAGCTAAGTAAGCTCGATATTGTTAAATTTATTATATCCGAAGAGGGGGTTAAGTCATATATTGTAAATAAATTACTCGAACTACTTAATAACAAGCTATATTTCTATCTTAAAAAGATTGATTCTAATTCAACGTGTGTTTTCAACGAATATTTTGAAGAGGAAATTGTAAACGATAAAAATAAAATATGTTCATACTTTAATTTCTCCGGAGCAGAGCGTAAATCTATTGATCTTGCGTGTTTATTCGCCTTTTCGGATATTAGAAGACTGCAAGGTGGCGTCAGCTATAATATTGCTATATATGATGAATTATTTGACTCTTCCTTTGATGCAAAAGGAATAGAACTTATTACAGAAATCTTAAAAGAGCGTGTTGAGTCACTTAATGAATGCACTATTGTCATCTCACACAGAACAGAATCACTAAAAGCCGTAACAGGTGAGGTAATATATCTTGAAAAGCGAGAAGGTATAACAAGACGTGTTGAATATTCAGAATACTAGTCTACATATAACCAGATGCACGTTCAACCATTTGTCAGTCCTTTTGCTAATGCTATAGCACAACCTTATGTAGGTAATACTGTAATATCTCCACCAACAAACCCACAACCTCACGAGCTATCTCTGCCTCGTTATGTAAACTACTTAGCGGACTATTCAGGATGTGGCTTTTGGCGGATTCTGTGGCCAGAACTCTTAATTAACTCTGAGGGTCATGGTTGCTCACAATCGCAAACGGCTATGATTTTTGATCCACGTTGGTATCAGGGGGTAAGGTGTGTGAAGGTACAGCGTCAAGCGTCAAATGACCAAAAAGAATTTGTTAAATATCTTAAATCTATTCAAAAAGAATGTGGATTTAAAATTATATACGAAGTTGATGATGTTGTCTTTAGAGAGGACATTCCTGATTATAATAAGTTTAAATTCGCTTTTGATAACGACGAAATTCGTAATAACTGCATAGAGATTATTAATATGTGCGATGAAGTCACTGTTACCTGTGACTATATGAGAAAATTATATCAAAAACGCACCGGTAAACAGGAAATTACTGTTGTACCTAACTTTGTACCTTATCATTGGATGGGTCATCACTTTAATAAGCAAAAAATCTGGAATAATTACGATAAAAATAGGCGTAAACCGAGAGTTCTCTATACAGGCTCTGGCGCTCATTACGATGTAGACAATAAAAATGGCGGTATCGATGATTTCTCACACGTTCTTGATGTAGTACGTAGAACTATTGACAAATATCAGTGGGTATTTGTTGGATCCTTTCCACCTCCACTATTACCGCTTGTACAAAGCGGAAAGATCGAATTTCATCAATGGCAATCATTGAACAAGTACGCAGGATTTATTGCTAGTCTTAATTCACAAGTAATGATCGCACCTCTACAAGATAATAGCTTTAACAACGCTAAGTCAGATATTAAATATATCGAAGCTTGCGTATTAGGTCTTCCTTGCTTAGTTCAGGATATGGAAACTTATAAAGACGCTCCTGCTGATCTTAAATTTAAGACAGGTGAAGAGCTAGAACAAAGACTTGAAACTATTCTTAAGAATAAAACAGCGTATTACAGAAATGTTGACTTCTTTAGACAGGTTGGTGAAAAGCGCTTCTTAGAATTAGACGAAAACATCGGCTGTCACCTTGAAGTTCTCAATACACCCTTTGGCTCTCCTGAGCGTAAATATCTTAAAAAATATAACCCATAATATATTGATAAGTCCTATCGATCGACTATACTAAAGCGTGTACCGCAACGCAATATATAATAGCAAGACTCAATCTGTTAAGCTATTAACCTGGGATACAAATGGAGGCCGTATATCTAGCGATGTCTCTTTTAATCCATTTCTTTATCTAGAGTCACCTACTGGTGATAAAACTTCTATTTTTGGAACCAAGCTTAAGAAGCGTGTCTTCAATACGCAATATGATCGAACTAAGTTTATAGCTGACTCCGGTAATAAACGCTTATTCGAAAATTTACCTACAGCTCAGCAGTTTCTTCTTGAAACTTTTTGGAGAGAGAATGAAACAATTGAATTTTCGCAATATCCACTAAAGACAGTCTTTTTAGATATAGAAACGCATGATCCGCTTAGTTATGACTCTAACCACAAGGTAAAAATTCAGCAAAATGACATCGAGACAACTACGACTGTAGGAGAGCTGTCAAAATTTAGTAAGAGTCATACGGTTTGGGATGAAAAAAAGGAGATATGGGTAAAAATACAAAATTCTGTATATATTACTAAGCGTAAGTATAATAACTTTCCCAATCCTGAAGAGGCAAACCATACAATTAACATTATTACATGTTATGATAACTTCTCCTGTAAGTTTCATACATTTGGGTTAGCGCCTTATACATGTACAGAAGATAATGTGATTTACCATCACTGTAGGAATGAAAAAGCACTACTTCTTAAATTTCTTGAGTATATTGAGTCTGACTATCCAGATATATTAAGTGGTTGGCATTGTGAGGGCTTTGACTTCCCTTATATTATTAATAGAACTGAAAAAATACTCGGTCAAGAGCATGTTAATAGACTTTCACCAGTAGGTAATGTATATTTTAGACTTATACGTGGTAAATTCGGCCGTGAAGTTAAAAGATATTACATAAGTGGTATCTCTTGCATTGATTATCTTGATATATACAAGCGATTTTGTTTAAATCTTCGTGAATCATATAAACTTAACGAAATAGCAGAAATAGAGCTAGGTGAGCATAAGACTGACTACGGTGATCTTAACATAATTACTCTTGCTGATGTAAATTGGGATCTATTTGTCAAATATAACATTCAAGACGTCAATCTACTTATTAAGTTAGAGAAAAAACTGCAATATATATTTCTCTTAAGAATGTTGGCCTATGTCGGACTAACCACTCTTGAATCAGCAATGGGTACAATCTCCATTATTAATGGTGCATTAGCTATTAAGGCAAGAAAACGAGGTGAAATTTTATCAACCTTTGTACGATCTGCCGCAGAAGGCAAGAATCCAGGTGCATACGTAGCAGAGCCGAAAAGAGGGTTTAAAGAAAATGTAGTGTCGTTCGATGCAAACTCACTTTACCCTAATGTAATGATAGCTTTAAATCTTTCACCGGAGACTAAAGTTGGTCGTATAGATAAAACAGGTGATATTATTAATCTTCATCATGTTTCAGGTAAAACCTTCACTCTTACTACAGATAAGCTTAAACTATTAATTAAAAAAGAGCAATTATCATTAACTAAAGCAGGGTTTTTGTTCTCTCAGAAGAAAAAAGGTATTATACCGGAGTTTCTAGATCATTACTATAGTGAGCGTGTAGTAATTAAGGCTGAATTATTTAAAGTTAAGGAAAGACTTAGTAAGTTAAAGGAATCTGATACAGAATACCGTGCCTTAAAGTTTGAAGTAGAGCGACTTAATACCAAGCAAATGGTTATTAAAATTCTCTGCAATTCTTGTTACGGATATATGGGAAATAAACAAGCTCCCATTGGTGACGACGATATTGCATCATCAGTAACTTTAACTGGTCAAGCTGTCATTAAGCAAGCAGGTAAACTACTACAAAAATACTTAACTACAAACTTTAACATAACAGATGAACATATATTAGAGGAAAGCTGGGTATATTCTGATACTGATAGTTGTTATTTTTCATTAGAATGTATTAAATCAGCGGTGCCTTTAAAGAATGGTGAGGTTATCTCGGATAAGTTTTATGAAACTGTTAATGATCTAGAGAATTATTTAAATGTAGGAATTACTACGTGGGCTAAGAAAGAATTGCTTACTTTAGATAGTAGATTCGTATTCAAGCGTGAGTGTATTGCGGATGTCGCCTTATTTTTACAAAAAAAGAGATATGTTATGCATATTCTTGATGATGAAGGTATTAAGGTTGATAAATTTAAGTATACTGGTGTAGAGGTTGTTCGTACGACTATGCCTAATGCTATTAAGCCGTATGCTAAGAAGATAATTGAGACAATGATGTTAACGCAATCTCAGAATACAACGAACAAGGTGTTAAATGAGACGTTTGCAATATTTAAAGGTCTACAGCCGGAAGAAATTGCCTTTGTTATGGGTATAAAGGGGTATGAAAAATACGCTCCGTTGTGTAGAGAGTTTAGCATAGTAAAAGGTATGCCGATACACGTTAAATCTGCATACTACCATAAC